CACGCGCTGCTAACTGCTCTTCGCTCATCTTGCCTGTATAGTACTCCCACTTGTCACGAGTAACCACAGCCACCTCGTTTTCGTACTTGGCAAACATGAGGCGTTCTTCCAACAAGAAGTTCATGTACTTGTTGTGGAGTTGTGGAATGCGTAGCGATTCGGTGTCTAGTGCCGAATCGTCAATACGGGTGTCCCGCTCCAACTCTTTGCGAATGTCGTCTAGGGTCATAAACAAATCTCCGTTTGAGGAGTATACACGAGATTCTATGGAAGTCAAGCGGTCGTACTTGTCCACTCAAATAAAAATATTAGAGAGTCTCTATTTCGTAACTGCGGTATTTGAAAGTGCAGTTTGCAATAAACGGCTCTGGATCAACCACCGCAGAGTTAAAGTCTATAGCCGATAGACTGCGTGGATAGATGTCGTTGAATGTCACATTCAATTTGGGATTCTTCTTGGAATTCAAAATAATCAGATTGGCTGTGGCTACATGGGTGTTCACGGGGCGGAACTCGTCGTAGTTTTCCACATTGGTCACAGACCGCATCCAATTGTACAGTTCAAGCCAATTACCCATAGCCTCGTCCACCACAAAACCAATGGTTAGTTCGTCAAAGTCTAATTTGGACGGTCTGGATATTTGAACAAACGGCGTGGGCATAATCACTTCACTCATGGTGATAGTGGGCAACGACACGCTTTGACAAAAATACGATACCTTGGGAAGCCGACTAACAGTAAACCGATAGTAGGTCGGCAGCAGCGGATTCATGTATTGAGGGTATCTGTCTAGAATCCCCTCTTCAATATCTGTAAAATTGTAGGGTATTGACATGTGTAAGTATTTAGACACCAAAAGAAAAGGGGGAGAGGTTTGAGCCTCTCCCCCAAGTCTTCAGGTTACTGTGACTATTACGACGCTACGCCGTGTAGGTTATCTACGCGGAAGATGCGGTAGTAACGGTTGGTGCGGGCGGTGAGTGCGCCGCTACCAACATCTGTGCCTTCAGCGAAGGGGTTCGCAACCATGCCGTAGCGGGTCTTGAACGCGATCTTGGGCTGGAAGGAGTTAGTATCAACGGCGCGCATCATCTGTAGCGGGACATAGGGGCAGTAGAAGATACCAGCGTCGTATGGGCTGGTTCCCTTGTATCCTACACAGACAAAGTTAGAACCGCTAGTGGCAGCGGTGTCGATGTACGGATCAATGTACACCTTGACCTTGCCGTTTAGAGTACCAGCAAAGGTGTTGCCGGTATCGTCCACATCAAGGCTGACATTCAGCGCGGGGCTGATGTTCAGGAATCCACCCATTGCGAGGGCTGAAGCAACATCTGCCGAGCAGATGATGAAGTTGCCCTTACCACGACGGGTATCCTTTGCGATCTGGTTGCACTCGCGCTCAATCTGGAACATTAGACCACGGAACTTTTCCGCGCTCCAACGACCGTCAGAGTCTTGAATGAGATCGTATACGCCACCTACTGCGGCTGAACCACTCAAACCACCTTGAACAGTCTTGTAGTACAGATCGCCCTGCTGTGCTCCGAGTCTTGCGCTACGATAAACGGTACGAACCACTTCGCGGTTGATTTCAGACAGAATTTCTGTGCTGAGAATGTTGGCGAGTTCGGTTTCAGCGTCTAGACCGTGAACAGCCTTAAGGTCTTGAGCCAATTCCACCGAGTACGAAGCAGCAAGAGCACGAGTACGGGCTTCTACGGCTACGCGCTCAATGGTGAATGCCATCTGAGCAGGACTCAAACCTTCGCCAGCAGAGGTGTTGAAACCTGAACCGCTAGTCATGCCAACACCGCTAGCAGCGGCGGGATTATTAAGTCCAGGCAAACCAAGAAACGGATCAACAAAGAAAGAAGCGAATGTTGAACCTGCGGCAGTTCGACCGACACTACCAGCGTTGGAGTTGTTAGAAGTAACGCCCGAGAACGCAACCTGTGGTTCGTTGAACATGGCTTCTGCACCAAGAGCACCACCGTCAGTAGTGGTGGCGTACTTGGTACGCATTGCAAAGATCAAGCCTGTCGGAGCCGACATAGCCTGAACGCCGCAGATGTCGTATGCCATTAGGTTGGGCATAGCGCGACGAACCAACTGGATTAGAATTGGATCGTAGCCCTGAATTTGAGCAGACGAATCGCCCGCGCCACCCACAACGCCGGTTCCACTCATGTTGCTGGTTGGGCCTTCGGTTAGCATCTGCTGCTTGATTGCCTTCTCCTGATTCTCTAGGAGGGTGGCAGTTACGGCGCGACGATGGGGATCTGCAATTGCAGCCATGTCGGCGTGGTCTAGAACAGGCTTCCACTTGCGGAGAGCGTGTTCGGTTAGCATCTTGTCTTCCATGATAGTGACTCCTTTGGTTGTTTAACAGTCGGAATTGACTGGAAAGTGTGAATTGAAAAAGTGAAATTTAGTCCTTGCTCTTGCTCATGGACTTGAGGTAAGCCTCCATGAGCGGAGAAGATTCAGAACCTTCCTCGTAGGACTCTTCTAGAGTCTCTTCTTCGGCAGATTCGGTGGCGGTGCTACCAATGTTCTCAATGTTCTCGCGGAGAACAGAGAGTTTTTCGGCAAACTGCTCTACGGACTCAAACTCAACGCTCTCGGCTAGATCGCGTAGTTTTTGAATCTCGGTGTCGGTTAGTCCTTCAGCCATTTCGCGGAACAGGAGTTCGCAACGGAGTTGTTCGCACTCTTCGTTGATCTCCATGTTCTTGGCAACCTGACCGTCTAGTTCGCTCTTGAGGCTCTCGTAGTCCTCAACAGTGGACTCAAACAGATCAAGTTTCTCTTCGGGAATTTCAATGTACGACTCGGCAAACACGCCCTTGAGACGCTCAATGAATCCTTCGGTGATCTCGGTGCGAAGACCGTTGCTGACAGCCAGACGGTTCTCCTGCATCCACTCTTCCACCACATAGTTGAGGTACTCATCAATACGCTCAACCATTTCTTCGGTGACGGCGAGAGTGTGCTCTTCTAGTAGAGTCTCGTACTTGGCTTGAATCTCTTCCTCAATCTCGTCAACGCGAGACGCAAGGTGAGCCTCAAACAAGGTAGCGGCTTCGGTCTTGAACTCTTCGGTTAGTTCCTTGCCAGCGAACAAGGTTTCAATGCTCTCCTTCATGGAGGGCTTCTCTACCTTGCCGTTGGCATCGCTCTTCTTAGCCTTGATGGTAGCCATGTTCTTGCCAGCGTTTGCGTTGTGCGGCTCTGGAATCTTTGCACCCTTCTTGTTAGCATCGTGACTAATGTCGGTAGATGCGTAGTCAGAAGCGGCTTCCTTGACTTCCTTCTTCTTGAAAGAGAACTTCTTCATGGGCTTGTCTTCCTCATCAGCGTCTTCTTCGTCTTCGTCTTCAGACTCTTCGTCCTCTGACTCGTCTTCATCTTCTTCCTTGGCTTCTTCTAGTTCGCCTTCGTACTCTTCCTCCACAACCTCTTCCTCCACAACCTCTTCCTCCACAACCTCGTCCTCACCCTCTTGGGCTTCGGTGGGTTCTTCGGTGGGTTCGGGGTTTTCCGCAAGGAAACCTTCGCCTAGAATTACCTTCTTGATGACATCTTCAATGTTTTCGTTAGCCATGACTGGAGTTCTCCTTTAGAATATGTAGACGCTTCAGAGTTTTGAGATAAAGTCTTTGAACAGGTGGATTGCTTGCTCTTCCAAGCGACGAGATGAGGTTTTTTTGATGATCTTTTTGTAGTTTTCAATCACTACAGGCTTGAGAACCCCATTGTCCCAAATCCATTCCTTGCCTTCCATGATACCGTTAACAAACGCATTGGGTGCGGAGGGATCAGCCACCACATCCACTGCTGCAAGCATGAAGTCCTCTTGCACCACATTGACTCCATCCTGTTCCTTGAGACTGCCCATGCCACGAGAAGAAACGCCTAGTTTGGCTCCTTCGTCAATCAGATTCTTTACAATCTTGCCGTAGGGGGTGTCCATGATCTTGGCTTCACCAATAATCTGCTTGCCGTCCACGGACAGATTTTTGATGATGTGAGACACGCGCTCTAGGTTGACGGTTGGGCCTTCGGGATGCCCAAGTTCACCCATTGCACGGTTCTGCTTCACATACTCGTTGTTGTAGCGTCCAATTTCCTGCTCCATGATTGCACCGGGATACACGCGACCGTTACGGTTCTTGGTATCCGATTCCATGAATACACCCTTAATGAAATAATTCTTCTGACCGTTCTTTTCTTCGGTCAAGACTTGAATTTCACTCTGGGTTGTTTCGGTGATTAGTTTCATTAGTTGCCTTCAGCCTCTTCGTACATGGACGGCTTTTCGCTCTTGGTCTTCTTCTTCTTGGTTTCTTTCTTGTCTTCGCCGTCTTCGCCATCGCTGTACATGCCCATCTTCTTGTCTTCATTAAACACGGCTTCAGCCACGGCTACACGCTGCTCGTCTAGCAGGAGGGAAGCCTTGGCGTACAGGGCATTGAATACATGCTCCTTGGCATCGGCGTAGTTCTTTTCCAGTAGGGCTTTTGCGATCTTTTTGTTGTTGTCCATTGGTTCTCCTTGTCAGACCTTATTTATTTAGTATCCGCTATATTTCTCGTAAAATAGTGGAGTTTAAAGCATCATTCCTTGGGGTTGCCAAACTCGTCTTCTTCATCGTCTCCCCCGACTATTTCACCAATTGTCACATTGGGAGCAGAGGGGGCTTGGGTTGTGTCTCCACCCATAGCAGCCTCGGGAGATGCGCCTTCGGCTCCAGCGGGTGTCATCTGCCCTTCGGGGGGTAGAATCTTGCCCTCTGCCATTTCACTCTTGATAGCGTTGTCAATCTCCTCAATGTCTTCCGCAGTCTGCTTTAAAATATGCCGACGCACAAAATCGCGGGAGTAGTACTTGCCCACAAAGTCTTCGGCATCCCGTGCGCTCTGTAGACGATCCTTGAGCACTTCGCTTTCCTTGAGTTCGCTGAAGTGGGAGTCCATGTTGAACTTGAACGCAATCTTGGGTTCAATGTCCGTCCACTCGTCTTCACGAATAACTCCCTTGAGAACCAGTTGTACGCGCAGCAGGTTCAAGAATACTTCAGAGAACTTCATGCGAAGTCGTTCCACAAACTTGAAGAACTTTACTTCATCACGGCTAATTTCAGACGCACGACCAATATTAAAGCCTGTGTTTTCTTCTAGACGGGAAGTAGGCACATTAAGCGACTGGAACAGTTTCTTCTGGAAGTACTTGACATCTTCCATTTCACCAAGATTCTGACCGCCCTGTAGAGTGCTGACTTCTGTGCCCTTGCCGCCTTCACGACGAGGCATCCAAAAGTCTTCCAACATGGACAGGTGCTTGCGGCTATCAGTCATTTCTCCTGTAGCGGGATCGTACATGAGTTTGCTGCGATACCGCTGCATAAGCCCGCGCACATACTCTTCAGCCTTTTGCTTGGGTAGATTACCCACATCCACATAGAAAATACGGCGTTCAGGAGCGCGAGCCAAACGATAGATTACCACTGCGTCTTCAATCATACGCAACTGGTTGAGTGACTTGATTGCCTTGTGCAGATAACCTAATATTTTCTTGCGTCGTGAGTCAAACAATCCGCTGTGGACAAAGCAGATAGCGTCAGGATTAATCTTGAGTCCGTCCAAGGTCATGCTAGTGGAAGCCTGATCCTGTTCAGCGTAGATGTAGAACTCTTCAATTTCTGACACCAGTGAAACACTCATGGGGCTATTTCCCATATTTCCACTGCCGGTGGTTGCGTTGAGTGGCTTCTTCTTTACTCTGCGAACCTTGCGAATTTTCACAGGATCAATAGGACGCAGTTCAAGAATACCCTTCTTGCGGTTCTTCTCGTCAATAATAATGTGGTAATACAGGCGGCTTTCCACATACCACTTGCGGAACACTTCGTAACCACGACGAGTAAAGTCCAGCAGATTCAGCACCTCGTGGAACTCGTCCTCAATCTTGTCTTTGATGGCTTTGGACTGCTTGACCGAAGACACATCAATCTTGACTGCATCCAGTGTGTCGTTGTATACAATGCTCTCGTTGCAAATATCTGCAATGGCACTTTCACATTCAGGGTGTAGTGCCATCTCGCGGTACTTGTAGATGAGTTCAATGTCTGACTTTACTGAACCGTCAAAGTCAACATACGCTCCGAAATATCCACCCACTTCAACAGGGGTTGCACCGTCATCGTAATCAGGAGGGACAAAAGAAACCGGCTTCTTGAGGAGTTCCTCAGCAGAAGCCGGTTCTTTACCGTCCTTTTTTCCGATACTAAAACCGAACAGGTTGATTGCCATAATGTAATTACCTTTTTAAAAAGGATTAGAAGCCAATACCGATGTTGATGCCCAAGTTCTGTAGTAGTCCGTTCAGGTTGATGCCTACGCCGCTGCCAACCGCAGGAACCGCAGCACCCGGAGCAGCCTCCCACCACGAGTAGTTCAGAGTCACAGGGAATTCAGCGATAGAGTCGTTGTTCTCGTAGGACAGGTCAATGGTTCCTACTTCCGCAGGGAAGCAGCCAACAAAACTGTAACTACGCAGCGGCTCACCGTCACGATGGAGTTGAGTCACCGACCAAGTAGGCATGAACTCCATGAAGTTACGGGGAGCAACATTGGAGGTGTGCGAGTTAAAGATTGCACTCCAGTTCTCAAATGCCGAGCGTAGAGCAAGGTTGGCATCAGAGATAATGGTGAGCGACCAGTCTTGGAAGGTACGGTCGCCGGGTAGTTTGATGCGGCGACCACGATACGGAACCTCAATGGTTCCTAGTGACGAAGCAGGAATCTGAGCAGCCTTGCACAAAAACGAGATGGCTCGGTTATTTGAGTATCCCGGAATTGTGCCGTTGACCACGAACAGGTTTGTGCGTACACCACCGCCTGCAAAGGCGTTCACAAATCCTGAAATGTTATTGCTTGGATCTACTGGCATTTATTTGCTCCTTTTGTTATCCGTAGTATCTATACGATCAGCCGCCAACTTCTGTGAAGTTTACGCCAGTCTTGGTGGCGACAAAGTTCAACTGGATGAAGTTGATGCTGCGGGTTGGCTTCACGAAGATATCGGCTACAAACTCGTTGCGGTCGATTACTTCGCCTGTGTTGTTGGTGTCATCGCACACCACCTTGAAGTCGGTGATGCCACGACGCTGTTGCACGGTCTTGAGGAAGGGAACCACCAAGTTCTTGAACTGCGCTCGGGTGAACGCATCGTTCTGTTCAAACAGGAAGAACTTGCTTGCGGTGGCAATTGCCTTCTCAAGCACGATGAACAGGCGACGCACATTGATGCGATCAAATGCGCTTGGGCGGGTCTGTGCGGTCTTGTCACCGAACAGGATTACGCCTTCGCCGGGGAACGACACCACAGGATTGATCTGACGGGTGTACAGTTCGTCGCGGTGTGCTTCGGTTGACGGGTTGTACGCCAACTTGACCACATTCTTGACCTGCCCACGGTTAAATCCTGCGGGTGAGAACCACGCTTCGTTGGTGAACTCGGTACGAGCCACTAGACCTGCAATATCTGCGTTTAGTGGCACGGTGCGAATCACATTGTTGTAGGTGTCTAGTTGGTACTTCCAACCGCTGTCTAGAACTGCGTAAGACGAGTTGATGTTGAAAGTGCTGTCGCGGAAGGTCTTGAGCGAGTTCAAGGCTTCGTATGGTAGTTTGCTGACCACATCGGTGGATGCGGGAGACGCAAATGCCATGCAGTCTAGACGCTTTTCGCAAATGTTGTTTACGACCAGTTTGGCTAGAGTTGCAGAAGCGTTGCCTAGTGGTAACAGAGACACATCCACGGTTTCTGCGTCAGCAAAGTAACTCCAACCGTCGTTCCAACGCTCTCCGTCTGCTGGTGTGCTGTCTGCACCCTGAGTAAGACCTAAAGAGATTACATTGTGACCCACAAGACGAGCACCAGCGATTCCGTTTAGAGTAGTCCAATCAGTCTTGGTGGAAACTCCACCAGTGTTATCTGCCAAATCTGCCTGAATAGCGTAGATGTAGTTGGACTGATCTCGGATCACATTCTTGTAGTAGTTGCTTGATCCGTCTGTGTTTCGTGCATCGCTTGCACGAGACACGGCTTCGTACTTCTCCAGTAGTGTTCCGGGAGTTCCTGTCCACTTGCCGTCGTTGTCAATCACCAACACGCTAATCATGTCACCGGAACCGCCTTGAGCCGCTGCGTAGTTTGTAGTGGTTGCAACAGTATTTACATAGTTGCTGTACACACTCTTTACTTGGAAAGTCATACCAGCAGTCTGTGCCTTTGGCAATCCGTTTTGGAAAGACAGTCTAATATTGCCAGAAGAAGTTAGTCCACTAAATTCGTTGTTTACTCCTGTTACTCCTACTACACTATCAAGCAATACTGTGGTTCCATCGTTGAATATAATGGAATCGCCTTTGGTGAAATGGTATTTGTAACTGCTATTCACAGCAGCAAATGTCAATCCAGTTGCACCAAAATCCAAAGCAGCACTGATTGTCATTCCGGTGCTCACTCCAGCATTGGCGTATCCTGTGAGTCCGTTACCAGCAACAACAACCACCTTGAGGCTGTTACCAAGTGCACCGGGATATTTGGCTGCAAATACTAGACCATTAGCCGCAGCAGTAGTTACAGCGGCAACAGGAGCATCGTATTCGCTTTCGTTGAAAATATCAAAAGTACCACCACTAAATCCACCGGTGATTCCAACAGCAGCATTGGCGGCACTAGCACCAACCACACGCACAACTTGAATGTTGTTGCCGTACTGTAGGAAGTTGGCAGGGGTAAAGAAATCCACAAAGTTGGTGCTGTCTGGCTTTCCAAACACATCAGCCAGTTCGCGTTCAGATGTAACTGTCACGATTTCTTTGCATGGTCCCCAGTAGAAGTACCCAGCGTAACCGCCGGGAGTGGTTGCTACTGCGGGTACAACTGTGGTCAGGTCGATTTCTTTGATGCTTACGCCGGGGCTTACTCTAAATGCCATTGTGGAATCTCCTTAGTCTGTGAAGCACGGGGTGTGTGTATCGGTACTTCTACCTGTATGTATTATTTGGTTTTTTCCTGTAAACTGCCGTTTAACCCCGCTCGTCGCCCCAATTCCATGCTGTTCCGCTGTCGTCTACGGCGGTTGTTGAGTCAGAACCGTCGTCCACGAACCCAAAAGGGGTCATTTCTTCTTCTAAATTTTTCATTTGGTCTTCGTACAGGTCTTTACGAATATCACTGCCTGTAATATCTTTAAAATACGCTTGGGTAGTTAGCCAAGAAAACAGCACCAGAGTCATGGCTAAATCGTCGTGGTGGTTGTCTTCGGCTTCAAACGAGTCGCCTTTAGCCACAAAAGTACATAACTCGTCCACCACACCAAAATCTTCAACTATGAGTTTGGTGTCCTCAATCAAATTTTTGAGAATGGAGCACCCAATACGCTTCACGGCTGTGGAGGTTTTTACCCCCTTCATAGCCGAGCCGCCCTTGCCGAAACCACCGTTCACTATCTGTCCCTTGCGCCCCTGCATCTGCACATAGATCAGATTGTCGTACTCTAAATCGTCATGCAGAATGTCGGCTACCTGTTGACCAATATCGTTGATTTCCACCAGTACATACGCATTGTTGTACTGCCGTGCCACAGGATAGATGGCATTAGGGTACAACATGGGAGCCAACTGGTTGTTTCGGAATGTGGCAACCACTCGGTACGGGATTTGGGTCACATCCACAACGCTGAAAGCGTGGTAGTCTTGCCCCTGACCACGCGAGGTGTCCACCACAAGCACATACTTGTGATCGGGCTGTGGTCGGGCGTACACACGCAAACCCTCATTATTCAAATATTCAGGAGTACGGTACACCATGCACTTGAGTTTTTCAGGGTGGATAAGTGTGTGAACCGAACCCAAGAATTCGGTTTCAAACTCCGTGCGGAACTGCTCAAGACTTGTATTAGAAATGGTTTGCTTTTTCCACTCGTCGTCACGACCGGGCACATCGCTCCAGTGCACCTCAATAGGGTAGTACTCGTTCTTGCCTTCTTCGCCCGGTCGCTTGTTGGCGTTTACCCATATGCGGTAGAACATGTTCAAGCCTTTGGGCGTTGACACAATAATCACTTTGGTTTCTTTGCCGCTAGTGATTGTGGGATACACGGACGAGAAGAACTCTTCGGCTACATTCTGCGGCACATACGCAAATTCGTCCAACATGATGCAGTTGAATGATCCACCGCGAACAGCCGAAGACGAAGTGGCTGCTGCCAGCACTTTTGAGCCGTTTTCAAGCACAATAGAGCCTTTGTTCCACTCCACTACACCCTGCTGCAACCATATAGGCAGGTACTCGTAGGCTAGTTTCAAGCGTCCCAGTAGTTCACGGGCTGTGGCTAGTTTGTTAGCCAAGATAGCCACGCTCATGTTCTGATTGAACAGGATGTAGTGCAGGAGAAACGACACCATTGTGGTGGACTTACCGCTTTGTCGAGGCATCTTACAAATCACGAAACGGTTGGTGTGTACTGCTTCAATCATTTCTTCCTGAAACTCATACGGCTCAAAAGGAACCAAGCCCTTGTCGAGCGATACAATTTTCACATAATGTTTGATGAAATACAGGGGGTCTTGAGAGCATTTCACATACTCTTCGATCTGCTTTTCGGAAAAGTTTACATTTACCCCTGCGGCTTTCAGGTTAGAGTTGCCCAGATACTTTTGACTTTTATTCACAGGCATCCACCTTTCCTAAAACAGTTCCACGCAATTTCAGAGTAAACACACCACCAACTGCTAGTACAGCGTTTCTTTTTTCTGTGTCGGGGTACTGCACGATTTGGGTGTATTCGTTTTCCACATCTTCTTCTTTTATATTTTGCTTGCAAGTGGCACACAGAGAGTTGTCATAGACTCGTTTGGCTCGGGAATACCATCCAAACAAAGTGCTAGGCGCACGGCATATTCCTGTGGGAGTATTTTCTCCTGCATACAAGTGCTTTACCAAATCCACAGGGCTTTCAAAGGTGTACTCATTCATGTGATAGATTCTTTATTGCCCAAGCAAACAGTAGATACGAAAGCAGCCCGCCTCCGTAAACCGCAGGCATATGGGAAAAGCATCCAAAAGCCCAACACCCAGCAAATGCTATCCACACACCAATACAGAACGGGCATCCACACATACGCACAAAAAAAGACGGGTACTTCATGGACAGGAACTCGCCGTACCGTAAAGTCATGTCGTGTTTACGGAACTCTGCGTATTCCCGTGTGTGAAATAATCGCTCACAAAACGGCAGCAGACGCAAATACTCGTATATCGCTGAAGTTTTGAATCCTATCCACAACACAAAAGCAGTCCAATACATGGCTAATACTGTACTCACGCCGTACCTCCGTCTAGTATTTATGGCGCGTCTTCCACCTGCGCTTCAATAAATGCTTTTTTACTTGAACGGGCACTGTTTATAATATCCTGCAAATCACGGGTAGACCCCACATAAATGGCGTTTGTTGTGGTGTTGTTTGTGGTGTTGTTTTCAGTTTTACGAATACTCTTCATCTTGTCGTGCATATCCAACAGATCACGATTGGTTTCCGAAAGTGTTTTAATCATTTGGGCTACCACTTCATACGCACGGGGCGAGTCGCCTTCTTGGGCTACGGCTAGCACTCCGTCCAGTGCGTTCTTGCCGCTCTCAACCAGTTCACGAAGGTTTTTACGAACCGTTTCGTAGTCGTGTTTCAGGTCTTTTTCCAAGTACTCTTCTGTCAATGGTGGAGTTTCAATCCGCACCACAGGAATAGGAGAAGACTTGACTACAGGCTGTGATTCGTTTTCTGATGGCACTCCACTCAACACCGATTCAATATGTTCAAATCCATCAGCCATAGAAACCTCCTGCACTTTGTGTTGTTCCATTAACTCCAAACCAGCCCACAGTTACACCACCTGATGCCATACCCGCAGCGTATGTAGAGCCTCCACCCGAATCTGCTTGGTATATCTTGGCATACGGAGAGTAGGTGTACTTGTCGGAACTTGCACCACTTGCTCCAGTAATACCCACAAACACATTGAACAGATTAGACGCAGTTGATCCTGCACCAGTGTATCCTGCGGTGTATCCACCGTCGTAATACGACATGTCAAAGAACCGCGAGTTTATCTTTCGGATTTCGCTGTAACTGCGAACAGGGCCAAACAGATACGACTTCATGGTAAAGTTCAGGGTGAATATAATGCTGCGGCGGTTTTGGAAATCGCCCTCGTAGTCTTCTTCTGATGTAACAGAATTCAAGTAGATGGGCACATCCACTTTTGTGTTTACAGCATCAAAGTTCATGGACACAACAAATTCAGGAGCAAAGTACGGAAGTATCTGCTCTATAATTTGCAGCCCGTCATCCATGTTTCGGGTGTACACATACAGCCCAAAGTCAATATTGTACGGCACTTCTGCAAATGTATATTTCATCGCAGATGTTTGGGTGTCTCGTACAATGTTCCGCTGGGCAGAGTTTCGCTTACGAGACGGATCGTATGCAAATCCTGTAATTTCAAATGCAATACGGGGCAGAGTTATTTGAAACGGATTCTGTAGATACGGGTCGCCTCCAAGACGCACTTTGTACTTTTCTTTGGGTGCGTATGCAATAGGCACTTCAATGTATTTGGTTCCACTGCTCTCTGTACGAGAAATATGTATTTGGTTGAATATGGAACCAAAGGCTACCACCATTTTACGGATGGTTTGGTTGTAGAACTGTGTGAACATCAGAATGGGCCTTCGCTAAACGGATCGTTTTCGCTAAAATCAAAAATGTTGTCGCGGTTGGCTTCCAAATCAAGAGCCTCATTGTCTTGAATGTTGCTGTTCGTGGTACGGGTATCGGTATCAGTAATGGCTGTAATAGTGTAAGACGCACCACTAGTCTTGCCTATTACGGTGTCTCCAATATCAAACGAGCCAGTGTTCATGTTGACTGTTAGATACTTTGCATCAAAGGTTGTGGTATACGCATCAACTCTGGCAGCAGCATGGGGATTAGCCAACAAGCCAGCGTATACTTCTTCGCCCACAGTATAGGTTCCGCTTCCGCTGCCAAGAGTCAAGCGTTTCTTGTAGGTTGCCACAACAGCCGCTACAGCGTCCATGTCGCTTTCTCCAGTATCCATTTCTTCCTGCGTGTATTTGAAGGCTTCACAGTACAGTTTAAACGAGTACCGCTGACCAAGTGGATAGAACGGGTTATCGTGTTCCACAAACTTGATTTCAAACATGTTATACGGATAGTCAAAATAGATGATATCGCCTTCACGGGGGCGACCCAAATTGCGAATGGTAGTATTGTGCCCCATGACTTCTAGGAATCGTCGCTTGGACACAATAAAAGTGCAGTTCTCGCGGATATCCAACCCGAATCGGGTCATGTCACTTTCGCCGTCAAACCCTTCGGCGGTTTCCATGTACATCTCAATACGGTTTGCGTCCTTGAACTTGGACACCTCTTCGCCAAGAATCTTGTCTTCAGTAACCGTTTCTCGCGGAATGTACACCATATCGTGACCGTGGATTTTGATAGCCTCGGTGGTCAACGATTCTAGGAGGTCTTGCTCTCCTTTTACATTCCGGCGAAAATACGGGTTTACTGCCATGCTTTATCCTGTGATGAAATCGGGTGGCAGTTGGTACTTGCTCTGGACATCTTCTTCTAGTTTGGTTATTTCTTCCATTGCCTCCTGATATATTTTGCTGCCGTTGAATGTGACATTTCCCGGAAGAGGCATTCCTTCGTACTTGGACAGATTAACTCCCC